AATGTTCGACCAACGACCGCTGCCAATCACGCAACACCAACGGGCCACCAGCCTTACCCGCAACACTATCCTTCGTAATCCGCCCAAAGCCAGAAACAAAATCCGCCACAGGCTCCTTCGCCCGCCCTAAGGCCAACGCATCCTCACCGATAGGCGTCAACCATTTAGGCGGCCAGCTACCCGTCACGATTCGCCCGCGCCTCCATCATCTCCGCCAACTTAGACTTCACCTTCACCTCAGCCACACCCAACCGCGACCGATCCGTCGGAGTAAACCCAAGCAACGACAACCCAGACTGAATCATCTTCTCAGTCTCCAACAAAGACATATTCACCTTACGGTCAGACGGATCAGCCAACCACTCCACCTTCAACACATCCCGCCTATCCAACAACTCACACACAACCTGCAACCACGCCACATCAGTCCGAGGCGACACCCACAACTCACCCTCACCAAAAACCAAATCCCACAACCGTTGACCAGCCTCACCCAAAGGCGCCAAAGGCTCACACCTCCCCGAATACAACGCAATCGTATCCTCAGCGGAAGGCATCGCCCGCTTCCCAGGATTACCCACAAGACGTTTCTGCTCGACAGGCTTAGGAGGATTAGGCATACCGAAAGCATACCAACCCAAAAGGGTCTGAACTGCGGGTGTAAATAAAGAGCTTATCTGGGGGGTTGGGGTGTTAGCGTTATCGATGATTTACCCCACCCTGGGGTTAGGCCGGTGGGGGGTGGTTGGTGGTTGGTGGTTGGTGTGGTGGTCTGTTTATTGTTTTGGTGTGTTTTTGGGGTTGTGGATGCTGGGGTTGTGGGGTGTGTTGCCTTTGGTTCGGTTGCATTGTGCGTGGGTGGCGGCTAGGGGGGAGTCTGAACCGAGTTGTGGGTAAAGATGGTCTGCTTGTATGGTGTCCCCTGTGGTGAAAGCTTTTCCGCAGAGGTAACAGTGTGTGGAATTTTCACGGGTTGCTTTGGCGTTGGCATGATAGTTCCCTCCGTAAAGGAATTGTTTCTTCCGTCTACGCTCGGGGGTGATGATTGGTGTGGGGAGGTGGGGTGTGCAGTATCCTCTTGTGTTTCTTGTGAGTGCCCCACATTTTAGGCAGGGACGGTTGAAGCCCATTAGGGGTGAGTGCCCGAGTTTTTCACCCAGACTCTAATCAGGTCGAAGAAGTGTGTGATGCTGAGCTCTTGAGCCCTGGTGAAGTCTTCCGGGTTGAATGCGAGTTCGGCTGCGTCTAACAGAATGTGGATGTCGGTGCCGTCTTGTTGTTGTCGTGCTTTGCGTAACGCTATAAGCAAACCTATGGGGAGTGTGAAGAAGTTATCTACTACAGCCCTATAGTGTTCGGTTTCTATTTCAACGTATGGTGGCAGGGTGTTATGGAATTTCCATGCGTCTGGTAGGTCATCGCTCGCGGTGGCATTCACAACTTGAACACTGTCCCAGTAAAGTCCACATCCTGCTCCAAAATGAGCGTCGCCAACCCTGGAATAGAATCCTCACCCGACTTCGCACGAAACCAACCCGAACCATTATCCATCGTAGGAGCCATAACAATAAACCGTGAAGCAACACGATCACCACGGTCAACACTGCCCAACTCCGTCACCCGCAAATGATGCCAATGCCCATGCACCAACAGGGAAGCGTCAGCGACCGGCTGACGGCCAAACGCCTGCTTCCTCCACCAATCAGCCACACCCGCCGGAGAAGACGCCTGATGCCCATGCATAACCCCGAGAACATGGAAGCCATCACCAAACACATCGATAGCGAGTGACTCGTCGTGCGGTTGAGGTTCAATAAAGTTAATATGGGTTGCGCCAATTTCACCAGCCAAACGTGCCAGTTGCCTACCAATAAAGACGCCCCAGTCGTCGGTGGGTTTGCCAATCTGCTTCCCGTTCGCAGCACGAAACTGGCAATGATTCGACCCCACGCTCGCATAAGTCATGGATGGTGTCAGCTCTGCAAGTTTCCGCAACGTCTGCCAAGCCAACGTAGTCGCCACATCAACCTGCTCCATAATGCTCAAATCGTTACTGTAAAGCTGTTGCGCACTGTTCGCGTTGTAAAAGTTTTCCACCGTATCGCCAAGGTCACAAAAGATAATCTGTTCCGGCTTTTCACGCTTCACCTGATCGACAAGACGTGCCTGCATCAACGCAACACGCTCCAACAAATCATCGGTACCGCCACGGTAGTCAACCTTGCCCACCTGCAAGTCCGACCACAACACAACAAGGGCTCGAGGGTTACGGGTTGGCAATTTTCTTGGGGTGAGCTTCCGTTTGCCCTCAGCCATCAGTAGAGGCAAGTTCACGCCGGAAGACTTACGCCGGAAAGTAAACCGGTAGGAAGTCAACCACTCCCCATCCCAACGCTGCCACCTCGACGTGCGCACCGGCGGAATCACATCAATATCCTTCGGATCCATCCCCGCATCAATCAGAAACTCATCAAAGTTTTGGGGTTCCTGCGCATACCCTGGTGTTGTTGCTTCCCCCTCATCACCATCGAAACTTAGGGAAGGTTTCACCTCGTTCGAAACTTTCACGGCCCTTGCAGGTTGCAAATTATCTAACATGATTACACCCTATCTATTGAAACAAGAACACTCGCGGTTACGGTGGCTCCTAATCGGTGTCTCGCTCAACTTCAAACCGCGTTGGGATAATGCCCTCGACAATGTTTTCACACCCCACACGTCAGGGCTCCCAACCGCAGACTCCAACACCAGCCGGTCAGCCTCGTCAAGGTCTTCAAGGATACGGCGCACACCACATGCCCGCACCTGGACGGTTGGTGTTAGACCCTCAAGCATTCTCGCGTGTGGTGTCGATAAGCCGGTAGGCGACCTCCAACAACCAAGGGTTCAAATTCTTTACCGATGCACACTCACGCATCACCGCGGCAAGAGCCCCCCGAATGTTGTCGAAGTCCTCATGCCACACAAGGTTGTCATCTGCAAGCAGGTTCGCTGCTGTAGCGTATGGTTCGAAAATTTCATCAGTCATCATCCTCGACCTCAAGGTGAGCTGATAGCTAGAGTCTGACAAGATAGGTTCCCTTCCCGTAGGTTTACCTAATCCTAGTCCGGTAAATCAAGAAAATCGAGTGACTGAAACGCCGTGTTATCAAATTGTGACAATTCGTTGACTCTTACAAAACAGCCTGGCTCCCGAGCATCCGCATACACTTTCCAGGCGAGCACCCTAATGATTTGCGAATCATCGTCATAGACAACCCCGGTGAGTGCGTCACCGACCCCGCGAATCAGTTTGTCGACGTCGGGAGGGACGATCGGGTGCGCACGTTTCGTGACAGTCACGGTCGAAGGGCGTTCCAAATAAAACATGACCTCAAGCTCCACCGGCCCAGACGTGCGCGCCCACCCGTTCACTGTCACCGCGAACTCTGCCGCAGCCCTCACAGCCTTACGCCATGCAGGCAAAAACTTGGACGCCTCCACAAACCTATTATTGCCAATGCTTTTCTTAGACCCCTGTGGTGCAGGCCTACCTAAAACATCAAAGGTTATCTCCACGCCTCTCAGGATACCGCTTCAGGTTCGCAAACGACGCGAGAACCGCCAACACCAACAATGATCCAAACACCCAGCCAAGCACCGACGTCACGTTAGTGGGCACCTGGTAGGCCAACAGCATGAACGTGACACCCATAGCGAAGACCAGAATCTTCCCGCCGGTCTCCATTAGAAGGGTGCCTGGCTGTTAACCGGTGTAGCCTGCCCAATCGTCGCTGTAGGCCACTGCTCCATGATTGCGGCCTCTTGCACTTTTCCACCATGCGCAGGTGTAATACTTTCCGCCCGCACCTTCACACTGAACCCGGTTGTACCGTCACGCTTCTGAAACACGTTCGTGCCCGTAATCCGACCGACCACAGTGACTTGGCGCACATCATCAAAGGCGCCCGTCTTGTCATCCGTCGTGCAATCATACAAAGTCGAATCGACCTTCTCCCACTCACCAGACGCATTCTTACGGTTCACATCCACCGCAACTTTCACCGCACGACCCCACTCAAAATCTGCAACATTCTGCAACCAACCCGTAACAACAACCTCAGCCTTATTAGGAACCATCTTCATCACCCTTTCTCGAAACCAACAACATGCTTAGGATTACAACAATCATTATGCCCGCAAGCCCTGACACCCGCAAACACAGGCTTACCATCATCATCCACAGGGGTAACATGATCGGCCGCATAAAAGCCCGCCCACGGTAAACACTTCCCCTGCGCAGAATGGACAGTCTGAACTTTTCGTGCCCTACAAGACCGACACAACACAATCTTCTTACGGACACTATTGACAGACCACTCAATACCGCAACGCTCACACTGCACCACCGGCATTCAGGCTACGCTCCGCCGCACGCATTTGCGCTTCAGTAAACACATAATTCTTTACTCTAGTACGTTTCACCGCAATTTTCACCGGCTCCACAACCGTCTCAACCGTCACAGGTTCGCTGTGCGCCTCCACACGGGCCAACATACGATCCTTCGACCAATACTTCTCCGCCTTCCTAGCAGACGCCCCAGCCTCCAACAGGGACTCCCGCGACAACGGATGCTCAGCCATCAGCTCCCCCATATCAATCCCAAGCTCTGCAGCCCAGCTAACCTCACTCATCACGTGCCTTCGAGGCAACTACCAACTCAGAGTTTATAGGTGAAACGCAGCAGTTAAAGTCTCCCAATATCGGCGAAGCAAAGCTCATAACCCTCATCATGCGCCTCCTTCCTCACAAAATAAAGCCAATCATCAAAAATCACCCCATTCTGAGGATCGTCGTTGTGCGCAGTGTACGCAGACAAAAAATGTTCCCGCACTATTTCAGTAGTTAGCCGTTCACTCATTGTGTCCCCCTATAAAGCGAAATAATTTCTTCGCGAATACGTGTCATGTCCCAACTAGTTTCTTGCCTCATGCGCCCAATAATGCGCTCTGCTTCTTCCCGAGAAAATCCGATTGCTTCAGCCGTTGCAAAAGTTTCGTCCAATTCGACCCATGCTTTTACAGCCTCACTCATTGTGTCCTCCTTCTGTTTCGGCTTTGGCTATTAGGCCACGCAACTCTTTCATTTTGGTATGCGTCCAGTGTTCAAAAGTTTGCAGTAACAAATAAAAATTGGATTTGTCCCCCTCGGCGCTTCCTTGGCTTATTTGGAGACCACTGTAGCACCCGACACGAACAGAGGCCACCCACCCGTTGTGGCCTTCAGGGAAAAACTCTAACTCGTTACAGGTTGAACCGCAAGAGTCACAAAAATAGTCGTCCCCTAAAGCCCAGGTTGTAGGTTCTTGCCCATTCATTAGTAAGTCACATCCAGTCCTTCATAGTAGGCTTCTTGCTTCACGGACTCAAGCCACTTATCAAAACCTTCTAGCCCCACCCAGTAAGCCTCTACGGCTTCACGGACATGGGCAGTAGTTAGGTCACCACTCATTGTGTCCCCCTAATGATTGTGTTGCACATAACCCTACTGTATACCACTAAACACTTGCCGGCGACCGCTCAGCACCCTCAACATAGATATTCGCAACCGCCCACTCATGCAAACGATCACCAGACAAATGCGAAACCCGACTCGCCAAAACAGCACAACAATCATCACACCTCACAATCGCCAACCCATGATCCCTACACACCGGAA